CATATCGGTTCGAGCCGTCCGGTATGACAACATCAAGGTCGAGAAACAACAGTTTTTCGGTGTCCACGCCGTCAATCTTCTGCTTATACAGCCCCATTTTCCCCCACCATCCTTCAGCATTGTAAGGCAATGGGAACATATCCACTTCCTTGTTGATTCCCAGCCTGTTATCGGTAAAGCATACAAATTTAAAAGGCTCGCTCATGTTTCTGGACACCATATTGTATAAACGATTCACATAAGTCGCATTATACTTTTTCCCTTGTTTCAGACAACAAATCGTTATCATCTGTTCACCTAAAACAAATAAACAATTCCCCACCCGTCTGTTTCAATAAGTTTCTTTGCTTCTCCGCCATACCATTCAAAAAATTTTTCTCTTGGTATTCCTTCGCCGATAATTTCTTTTTCAGGGCAACAAATAATCACGTTGTCAGCAATTCGTAACGCTTCCCTGAAAGCGTCTTCCTGATTCGGGAACAAATGATGAAACACCCGCAAGGCAATAAACAGCTTGTATTGTTTATCTTCAATCGGCCACGGCGTAACCTTCGCATCCCAATCATAGGTTGGACAACTTTCCACGGCTTCCCAGCCGCTTTTTGTCCAGTCCATCGTATGGCTTCCCGGAACAATCTGATTCCCCAATGCTCCCAGCTCAAGAACATCGGCTTTCCGGCTTAACTTGACAGACTTCGCAAGCTCGATGGCGATTTCATGGTAACACCACCGCTTCTGGTAGCTTTTCCATTGCCCGCTTGTCTTCGCATTCTCAACATACTGCCCGTATGTCAGCATTTTCATTTTGAAAACCTCTCTCGATAATATAACTGTTTTCCGGAACGTATTTTTCGCCGATAGCCCCAAGAATAGACAACCGGTGCTTCCCGTCCATGACAAATAATTTCCCGTCATGTTCGGCCAGTTCAATCATTGACACATGAGTCTTCCTGTAGCCGTTATTCACAATTGACAGATAAAGCGGATACATCAGCTCCCGAAACTGTATTGCGCCTGCCATCCGCACGATTTCAATTATTTCATTTTCCTTGTCTTTATTAAAAGGCAATTTCATCTTCGCTCTTACTTTGTCAACATAAAGCTTTGTGGTCATTTCGTGTCTTCTGTTCGGCGACGCATAAACGGCAACCAGAAAATCTATCAATATTTTCTTCCCCGCTTCAAAATCGCCACGATGAATCGCCTTGTATCCCTCATACAATCTGCCGCCAATTACTGGCATGTATCTTTCGGTTGAATAATAAATTTTTCCTATTTCAATTTTCCTTTTCATTGAGCCATTCCTCTGTCGGACATCCCAGCAATTCCATCACAAATCCGCTTTGCGCTCTCACGGTATCTCTGATCAAGTCCTGCACAAAAGTCCATCCACGCTGAAACTTGATATACCGTCCTTCCCTCAAGTCAACACCCGCAAGGATAATCTTCCTGTAGCCCAGCCTCAACCCGACTTTTACAGCGAGCATCGCCGAACTTCCAGAATAACCGAGCTTGTCAGGATTGTCGTCAGCCAGTTCCGGAAAGACATAATCAATCCCTTCAAACGCTTCCTGTGAAAACGTGATAACATCGGCATTCAGGCCACGCATTTTTCTTCTTTCAATGAATAACGGCAAATCGAATGGTTCATACGACACAAAATATTTATATTTCCCCACCCACTTGTCGGCGGAATCCATTCCGATGGCCATATAATCAGGGCAAATGCCTGTGATGGCGTTTATATCCCTGATGTCGCTCTCTGCCGAACTCGCCGCACCGACACAAATCAAGTGTTTTTTCTTTGCGATTTCCTTCAGCTTGTCAGCCATTCTTCAGTCAAGCCTCCCAGAAATTCTTTCGTCCATCCCGACATGGATTTTACCTTGCCGAGAACAACGTCTTTCTTCGCAACCCAGCCTTCACGGAATCCCTCGTAACTCTGGTTCTTCCCGTTGCTTCCGGTCAAAGGACATCCGCACAAAATGATTTTGTCATACCCCATCTTGATAGCAACAAGAACACCCAATAAAGCCGATGAACCGGACGGCGGTTCGTAGGGTTCGACAATGTCAACACCTTCAGCTTCCACATGACTAATCACTTTGTAATCAGTATTGCCGACTGCCGCCCGCCTTTCCTTTATCAACGGAATATCACTTGGATGATATGTCGCAACAAACCGAATGTCCCACGGATAAAGATGGACAGCATCAAGCCCGATGGCCATGAAATCAAATTCATGGTAGTTCAAAATCGCCTTGATTTCGTCAACAACCGAATTGTGAGAACCGGTAACAATTATCTTTTTCATAGCTTGTAAGGATTCCCGATCTCTGTTGCATACTTCACGGAAACGTTGATATACGCCCCGACAGTATATTCCTCGTCCTTAAAATCGCTCACGCCTCCGCCGATATACTGCAATGAAAGAATCGTGTCCGGTTCAGGCGGCGAACCTGTCCTTCTGTTCCATTCAGGACTGGTAAAGCACCTGATTAAATCTCCCAGAACTTGCTCTGCCACAACGGAACGGTCGTCTCCTTCCGTCAAATAAACAAAGCCCTCGATTCTGACCACCATTGAACGAACGCTTTTCCCGTATTCGTTCACCGCTTCTTCCGGCAATGCCCAGACGACAATACATGGTGTTTCATTCGGCGATATTGTCTGACGGTGACGTAATGCCGGTTTCAGTCCGAGTTCGGTGTTGTATATCAACGGCGAACTACTGCAAATAACCTTCGCCCTCTCGATAAATTGTTTGATGATTCTTTCTCTTATCGTTTCCATTTCCACGCTCATCCGGCGACATTGATCTCGTAATTCAATTCCCTTGTCAACGCTTTCTGTAACCTCTCTCCAATCTTCTTCTCTACCGGCTGCCACACGGGATCGGATGCCAGAATCGTGACGTGGCTCGGAGCATAGACAATCCTGATTGGGAATCTATACTCTTTCGGCATCAACGGCCACGGTTTCTTTATAGGACGACCAACCTGTTTCATCCTGTTGGTTCTGATGAAAATCCCTTCATATGAACTTTTCATCCTCGCAACAAATGAACTCATTATCACTTCTGCCGGCTTGTGAACGTAAAATTTCACCTGAACCCCTGCTGATTTCTGTTTAAATGTAAAAGCCTTCGCAGGCAATACCCCTTTCACCGTAACGCTTCCGGAAAGGTTGTCCCGTGTCGCAAGAACAGTCTTGATGTTTTTATCCAGTTCTGACTTTTTCGCCGCAAGCACTTCACGAATCGCCGATGACACATCAGTTTTTGTTCCTTTTATCGTGTCATTAAGCGTTCTTGACAACACCTTATTGGGAACATTATTCATTTTGCCGAGGAATCTGCTCACATCGGCAAACTGCTGTTCATTGAATTGAACAGCGAACGAACGTTTTTCAATAGTAATCCCGCTTGGCATTGTCAATCCACTATTTCCTTTGCCATCATCACAATGGACAGGCCGTCATTCTCAACCGGAGCAAGCAACGTATAGCTTTTCCCCTTATCTGTGTAGGTCACAATATCTCCACGTGCCGGAATCTGGCCTATCTGTGACAAAAGCAACTCGATGGTTGTTCCCTTCTCCCATGTTTCCGATTGCAACCCTGCCGGTTGCATCACGACATCGTAGTCAATGAACATTTTACACGTAAGCGGAGTGCCGTCTTGTGGAATATAGACGGCATCTTCGCCCGCCGTGTCAAACACATCGCCTAACGATTCTTCAAAAATTTTCCGCAGTCCCATTGTCAACTTCCGCTCGTCACGATGACATTGTATGTCACGCCAGTCTCCAAGCTGGATGGCGTAAAGCGAAATTCGGACACGAAAGCGTAACCGGAAATCACTTTGATCAAATCCGATGATGTCAAGTCAATCGGACTGTTCCCCAGTTCCATAAACTTGGTTGCCCTCGGTGAACGTATTTCCACTTTAAGCGAACCGGCACTCGGAGTCTTGCTCAACTCTACTTGAATTTGATGCCTGCTCGCCCAATCTCCGCTTCCCAGCTCCACCGTGAAAGCACCGTCAGACTGCGTTTTGCCAACTACTTTTTTAACTGTAAGTGCCACAGCGATACCCTCCCTTGTTAGGATTCAGGCTCGGCTTCAATGTTTCCTTTCACCAGCAAGCCCGGGCGATAACAAATCGGCAGCGGATTGCTCTGGACGTGCAGGTCAACCCTGCGGCCCATCGGTTCGGGAACTTGTTTCGCATACAACGGTTTGCCGAGCGTGTTTACGGTTTCAATGAAATCCGCAGGGGCGTAAATTGTCGCAAACGCGGACATAGTTCCCACAGGGAAGAAATGAGCTTCGTTATCCGTAATGAACTGCCTTGTCACGCCGTCTTTGTCCGGGGCGGAGGCACGATATTCTTCAAACGTGATGCCGCCGAAAGTGAATCCCTTGCGAGGATCTGGATATTGCCCGTTGTTCGCAATAATCGCCGCATTCGACCAGTTCGTGTAATACTGCGACACGCTCCCGTGAGCAATCAGCGCATCAAAGAAATCAGCCGAGCAGAGGCAATAAACTCCGGAATACACCTCGCCCTTCAGATTGTCCTCAATGTGGCGGACAACCTCTTTGCATTTCGCAAGCACATCGGTATCGTCAGTTTCTAAATCGAAATAGACAACCTTCTGTGTGATTTCAAACTCGTTGTAAAGGTTATAGAGAACCGAACCATCGGCATCCATAATGACGCCCTTCAAAGCACCCATCCGCAAGTATTCCAGCGTAATGTCAAACTTGTCTTTCGCCGTCTGCAAATGGTCATTCATTACAGAAGCTAGGGTTTTGAGTTCCGTTTCTGAACCAAACTCCCTTATGCCTTCATATTCCGACGGCAGAATAACATCATCCATCGGGATGTGAGGAATCGAAAAGGGACGGACTTTACGCTTTCCCATCTTGTTCGACACACCGACAGAACCGACAGGAGCGGTCGGCAACAGGGTCAGCACGCCGTTTACTTCTTCAACGGCAATGGTTCTAGTCCGGACCCCCTTTTCAGGGAAAAGGTTCATCTGGTTCAGCCGCCCGTATTTGGTCGGCAACAAATTAATGGCCTGTGTCAGGGACATCATGTTAAACGCATCTTGTGCAAAAGGATTGATAATCATTTTTATTAACCTCCAATGTATATTTTTTTGTTACGCTTCATCAACAGGGATGACATTGTTCTTCGCCAATTCAGCGAGAGCATACGCTTTCTGCGCATTCGTTACTGCCGGAGAAGTGGTCGGATAAACAAGGTTCGCCGCCACAAACCGTGCATCCCGGACAACAGCGACACCAGCGGTGTTGCCGCTAGTCGCATCAACGTCGCCAACAAGGATTCCGTATGCTTTCTGCGAACCGTCAACAGCATCGAAGTCAATCCCTTTAACATAGCCCGAACCGTCAGCCACCGTAATGGTCCAGTAATCACCAACGGCAATGTTCGGCGAACCATCCGTCAGGGTAAAATTAATCTGGTCGCTCGTATAAGCACCGAACGCCGTGGCAGACGGCAATACATTGCCATCAGGGTCGGTAACGCTGCACTCTACAGCAAGCGGCGAAGCTGTGAAGCTCGTGCATTCAATCGTATAAACACCCTTCTTCGTCTTCGCCCCGCCGGTAACGGAAGTCACCGTCGCCCCTCCGGAATTGTGCTCTCCGGCTGTTCCTGTCGTTGGAATAGAATAAAGGATTTTACCGAGGACAGTTCCCATCGCCAAGTTCTGCCCGGACAGCACAACAACGTTTTCTCTTGACCATCTCACCGTTTCACCCTGCTCGTAGCGAACGATGTCTCGGAAACTGTTTTCTTCCGTCATGACCGAACCTCGTTCGCACGCAATCTTACGATGAAACGCACTCGTGATAAACATTCCCAACATTTTCAAACTTTTCATTTTTTCTCCCTCCACGGTTATTTTTTTATTATTACAACCTGTCTGGTTGCTTCTTAATTCTTCGCTTTCGCTCTTTCTTTCGCATCTTCAATCAACGGATTGGAATCCCCTGTCGAAACCGCACCGACTGTTGACCGGATGGTGTTCGTGCTTCTCGCCTGTTCCGCAATGATTGCTTTTTTCGCATCTTCAATCGTCATGTTGTTGAGCAACATTGTCGGCAACATATCGGCCCTGCCGGCTACAGCACACAAATCAAACAGTTCAGACATACGTTCACGAAATTCTTTTTCCGCTTCGGCCCTCCCTTCTGCTTTCCCGTGGATCAGGACGGCATCGCTCCACGCAGACAATGCGTCATGAGTCAACACCACCTGACCTTCACCAATTTTAGGCATATAGCCCAGCTCGCCGAGTGCGGCATTGATGTCAACGCCGTTCCCCTCCGCTTCAATCATGGATTTAATTTTTTCTGCAAATGCTTTCATCGAATAACTACCTCCTTTATTGTTCCCCGTTATTTTTGTTATGGCCTGACTGAACGACAGCACGGTGTCAGCCAGTCCTGCATCAACCGCCTTCTTCCCCCTGAAAATCCCGCTTTGCATTGCGTATATGCTGTCAACGGAAATTCCCCTGTTCCGTGCCACCGTTTCCGCAAATAGTTTGTATTGTTCATTCACTTCGGCCTGCAATCTGTTGCGGGCATCATCGGAAAGCGGAGCATGGCTCGACAATTCCACCTTTCTGTCACCGGCATAAATCATGTTATATTTCAATCCTTCGTTTTCGTCGAACTTTGTCTGATCGACATGGATGGCGACAACGCCTATCGAGCCAATGCCCGCCGTTCTCGGCAAATAAACCTTGTCAGCCGCTGACGCTATCGCATAAGCCGCCGAATAAGCCATTTCATTCGCAACAGCAATGATAGGTTTCTTTCCCCGTGAATTGTAAATCTCATCCACCAAGTCAAAAAGACCGGCGACTTCACCGCCAGCTGAATTAATGTCAAAGATAATCCCGTTGACTTCCGAATCATTCAAAGCGGCATTAAACGCCTGCCTGATGTCATCATAGGTCGTCGCCCCAAACATAAACGACATGAATGAATCATCTTTATGTGTAAGAATGTCGTTGATATGAATAAATGCTATGCCTTTGGTCACATCCATCATATTATTCACGGTTCTTGAAAACTCAATAAACGAATACGCCCTGCTGTTCATCAATGACAGATAGGATTCGCAAGCGTGCGCATCCATCAACAACGGCTTTGAAAATAAGCTGATTGATAACGTCTTGTCGTTTTTATGTCTCATTTTGTTCTCCTTTGTTCTCTTGTGTTTCGGGAACAATCTTTCCCTTGCCATCAACTATTTCCGGATTGGTCTGATACACCAAGCCAAGTTCTTTTTCACGCAGTCTGTCCGCAGCATTCTCTCTGTCAACCGATTCAACATCCATTCCCTTCGCCGCAACAACCGCCGCCCGTGACGTGAACCCTGCACGGACTTCAAGTAAATTCGCCGCCGCATCCACTTCGGGATTGACGGAAGGCCACCCATCCGCATACCAATTCACATTTCTGTATTTCCTCGGATTCCTGAAATAATCGGCATAAGGCAATTTCTTCGTCAGGAAAACAACATTCAGCCACTCATTCACAACCCTTCGGCAGAACTGGTAAACGATAATCTCATGCTGGAGCTGTGTCACTCTGCGCTTCAAGTCATTGATGCCGGCCCTGATTGACGAAAAATTCACATCGGACAGGTCTCCCGTGAGCTGTTCATACGTCAGCCGCATTCCTTTCGCTATATCCCGCAACTGCTTCTTCATCCATGAATCATAATTTGCACCGACATCAACCGGCTTTGAGAACTCGACTTTCAATCCCTTCGGCAATTTCGGGAAAGTCCCCGGCTCTAATGCAACAATTTCATCATATCCGGAATCCGTCCCCGTTGTTGATCCAAGTTCGCCCATCCGCCCAAACACCGCATCCGAAGACTGCGGAGCATCCTCATAAATAAACCCGCCGAACATCGCCGCAAGCTTCTTACGCACCAGCTCTGCGTCGTCATACTGGTCAAGGTCGTGGAGCTTCAACAAAACAGACGACATCCACGGTCTTCCTCTCATCTGTCCAGCACGCAACGGCTTGAAGACGTGAATAATCTCGCTCGCCGGAATGCGTTTGCGTCCGATGTTTTTCATATTGAAAAAATGTTCGTGAGGATGTTCTTCGTAAAGCCAATATGCCACCGGCACGCCGTAATCATCTATCTCGATCCCCATGCGAACTACATTCCCGTTTTCCATCACCGCTTCATATGTTTCATCCAAATGGTCTGCCTCTAAAACCTGTAATTGCAACGGAACAGACAAGCCCTTGTTATCATAGCGGCGAACAAAACGAATCAAGCTTTCACCGGCATCCATCAATCCACGCAAAACAAGACTCTGTAAACCGTAAAAACTTAACCGCCCGTAAACATCAGCTTCTTCCACCCATTGATTCCACAGGTCGAGTAATTCATTTCTGATGTTTCTGTCTTCAATTTCCCATCGGGGCGATATTCCAGTGCCGATGACGCACGCCACATAATCGTCAATGCCGCCGTCCGCAAGAGGATTGTTCCGGATAAGTTCCCGTGACCGTGACCGAAGCGTTGACAAATTATATGAAAGAGAAGTATTCACGCCGGACAGCGACGTTCCCCATGATGCCATTCTCCGGCCTACAGAAGCCCCTTCATAATCCGTTGCAGCATTGATCGGGATTTTTCGCCCGTATTGGTCTAATACTGACAAATATTTCATGCTTATATCCCTTTCGACGTTGTAATCCTCGCAAAAAGTTTCGGTCTTGTCGTCCCTTCGTTCTCAAGAACTTCAGCCGCAACCCTGTCTCTCAACTCCTGTAAATCTGATAAATCGGTCTGACCGTAAACGATTTGCTTATTCCCCATCGTCAAGGAAACCTTGCGTGTCCCGCTAATGAGGCTTTCAATCGCTTCGTCAATTCTATCGAGCAAAGCGGAATCGTAGGCCATAGGAAATCTCCTGTTATTTTTTTTAAAGATTACACTATCAGCTAAAAAAAACAATATCCGCTATATACAGCCATATATACGTATTGAAAAAAATGTGACCGCCTCACGTTCTTTTCATCCAGTTTGATTGTGCTGGAGGCGTGATAATCCTTTGCGGTTTTTCAACTTCAGGATTCGCTTCGCCGCATCGGTATGATGCAGGGTCTATCCACCGGCTTTCGATGTATTCGGTCAATGACGGCATGGAAATTCTGATCGCCTGCGTCCCCAGCTTGATAGCTTTCAGCTCGCCTGTGCTGATCAGATGGTAAATAAACTGTATCGTGCAATCCAACAGCTCTGCTGTCGTCTTCACGGAGATAAACTCGATTTCTTTCTTGTCTTTCATCTCGTCACCTGCGCATCCAGTTTGACCTTGCTACGGTGTTTTTAGGTTTCGGCTTTTGAGCGACGGCATCCTTCCCCTGTTGCATTGCCACAATCTTCGCTCCGTAAAAATACTTCAGCCCCAACATATCAGCCCCCATAAGGTTCATGACCTCCAAATCAAACGCTTCATTGCGTTTTCGCCCCTGCTTCAACTGCCAGACTTCATGTGTCGCCCCCGTTCTTCTGTTTCTTACAGTGATTTTTTCTTCAGCGGTCAGCTGATTCAGATAGCTTGTGCTGATCCCGCTGTAAACGTGCCATTTGGCAAGTGATGTTTCATTGCCTTCCGTTAATCCGACACGCCGTGCAAAAGCGTCCTTCCAGTAATCGGTGTCAAAAATCCACAAGGTCAGCCCGTCTGTCATTCGCCTCCCGTCGGGATACATATCAATCTTTGAGGCTACGTATGGTGTCCGCATGGGATGCGATGATCCTTTTGTCGCCTTGCAGACGTGGCGATACATCCGCACAAAGTCATAAACCTCGTCTGTCCTGTATCCGGCATCTATAAGAGCGAGTTTCGCTCCCATTCGCTTGGTGCTTCCGGCAATCGGATATGATGAGTTAATAACAACATCGGCAAGTTCAATGAATCCCTCAACCTGCCCTTCACGGATAAGCCAGCTTTCCAAATCCTGTGACCATGCCCTGACGACATATTGCAAATAGTATTTCTGCACGTCCACTGTAACGATAATTGCAACGGCTTCAGCCGGCACAATTCCCGGTTCGTATTTTTCAATCAAGTGTGTTGCAGAATCCGGAATGCGCTCGGCAAGTTGTTCACGCACCGGTTCTCCGAGATAGAGATTGACGAAATTCATGTATTCTTCAGGAGAATCTTTCGCCTTCAAAAAGGCGGCGGCCATTTCGCCCCATTTAACCCACGGAGAATAAAGAGCGTTGATGTGAAAGGCAACGCTTTTCGCCCGGATGTCCATGCTGAAGGGATGGTCATATTGATCCCGCCATTCTCCGTTTTCCACCATTGCATTTTTATGATGGTCATATATTTTTTTGTGGCAATGCTGGCATTCATACCAAGTGTTTTCATAAACTTCATCTAATTCATATTTTTCACCTTCCTCGTGCCACCGCAGATGATAGTCCGCAAGTTCCTCTCCCCAGAACGTCAATACCTGATACGCTCCGCAGTGCGGGCACGGAACATAATACTTGAAGCGGAGCGTCGCCTTCAGCCACGCCTGCCAGATGTTCCCTCCGGTGACTGTCGGTGTTGATACTTTCACAATTTTCCTGTTCCAGAAGGTTATCGTTCTGGCAACGGCAAGGCCAATCGGCTCGCCCTCCCGCCCCGCATAAGCCGGGAATTTATCCACTTCATCAAGGAACAAATAGCGGACGGGACGTGTTCCAAGTGATGGCGCAGAGTTCGCCCCGCCCAGCGATAGCACCATCCCGGTGAAATTCATTTCCAGCAAATTGTATTCGTCATCATTGGTTGTCTTGCGCTCGGCCAATGACGGAATGGCATCCACCATCGGCTGAAACCTATTACGGGAAACATACTGGGCGATCTCGACGGTCGGCAAAACCATCAGCATCGGCGCCGGTTCTTCCTCAATGGCATATCCCATCATGTTGTAAAGAGCTTCCGTCCCGCCAACCTGCACGGATTTGCAAAAACAGATCTCCTCGATTTCCGGAATGGAAAACACATCCATGACCGCCTTGAGATACATGGCCCTGCTCGTCCTCCATACGCCGGCCTCGGCTGATGTCCTTGGCAGCAGTATCCTTTTGCTGTCTGCCCACTCACTGACCGTCATGCCTGACGGCGGCATGGCAACTAGACGCTCTGCTGTTGTCCATCTGACGGCGTGTTCATTATCTCTTCCAAGGTCTCCCGAACATCCGGCGTCCATCGTCCAGTCCTCGCATAACGCATTAACAAATCATGAACTTCCTTGTTGATAATGGCCTTCATTTCATGCTTCGTTTTCCCATCCAGAAGCGGAGGCAAAGTATTGCCCCACGCCCTCAAACTTGTTGTGATTTCCTTGATCCGACCGACCCATTCCCGGTGGACATCTTCAATGGAAATTAACTCCCCCATCAGTTGTTTTAGTAAACATTCTTCACGTTTGGCACGGTATTTTTTCAGCTGAAGATCTGCTTTTGCCTTCAGCGTGCTGATGTCTTCATCGTCTGCCGATATTTCATATCCCTGCTTCCTCTTGAAGCGGTCAAGCTCCTCCCGGAGAAAGTCCCCGTTCGCCTCCTGTCTTATGCGCCCCTTGCCGATATGATAAGACAGCGTCCTCTTTGAAATTCCAAGGTAATCCGCCGCCGCCTGATACTTGAATCTCTGCTGTGCAAGAATCTCGATCTCATCCCGTGCGGCTTCAAGTTCCTTACCGATTTTTTCAAATGTTCGTGTCTCTGATGCTGATAACGCCTCGCCGTTATTTATTTTTTTTAAAAGGCCGAAATATATCTTTTCTTTCGCCTTATCACCGTATTTGAGAAGGTCCTGTAAGACTTTAAGCTCTTGTTTGGCACTATCGTTTTTTGATTCCATATTTTTTCCTGCTGATGTTGAAATTTTTAGTTACATGGCACGATTTTTTCATACTCGGTTAAATATTGCGGCTTCCGTGCCCGTATAAATTTATAGGCTCCGGGAA